ATAAAACTGGTAATGGTTATGCCGTTATTCGTTTTTTACCTGCTGTAGAAGGAGAAGAATTACCTTGGGCAAGAGTTTGGTCTCATGCATTTCAAGGACCTGGCGGTTGGTACATTGAGAATAGTTTAACAACACTTGGTCAAAAAGATCCAGTGAGTGAAGAAAACAGTAAACTATGGAATACTGGTTCTGAAGCTGACAAAGAGATCGCTAGAAAAAGAAAACGAAAGTTATCTTATTTTACAAACATACTTGTAGTTTCTGATCCTGCACATCCAGAGAATGAAGGCAAAGTATTCTTATATAAGTTTGGTAAAAAAATCTTTGATAAGATTACTGAAGCAATGAAACCTGAGTTTGCTGATGAGAAAGCAATCAACCCATTTGACTTTTGGGAAGGTGCAAACTTCAAGTTAAAAATTAGAAAAGTTGATGGTTATTGGAACTATGACAAATCTGAATTTGAGGGTGCGTCTAAAGTAAAAGACACAGACGAACAAATAGAAGAACTGTGGAAAAAACAATTACCATTAAAAGAGTTTTCTGCTACCACAAACTTCAAATCATATGACGACTTGAAAGCCAAGTTTGAAAAAGTTGTTTATGGTACAGGAAAGACCACAACAGCAGACGAGATAGATATCCCACCTGTAAGTGCTGATGTGGAAGTTAGTGAGCCTAAAGTAGATGAACAACCTTTATCTGAAACCTCCCCTAGTGATGATGAAGACGATACTATGAATTACTTTAGCAAATTAGTCAATGACTAATCTCTCTCCTGTTCACTAACAGTAAGGGTTGTGCCTTAATCCACACGCCGGCGTCCATGGTTAGACGCCACCCTTATAAATAGAACATGGACTTGTTTCTAGACATATTAGTACAATTTGGATTGCCTGTTGCAGCTGCTGCTGTAATGGGTGTTTTTATTTACATCATTCTAAAGTATATTCTTGCAGGTGTCGTAGGACAAGTTGCAACAATTACCATGTTAATATCAGCGTTAGATAACAGAATTAAAACTATGAACCATGATATGATAAAATTAGATATACTGATTTCAAGTGCCTTAAACTTGCGACCAGATTTGGATAGAATATCAAGGTCAGATGGTAAAGAGGACGCAAGAAAAGATTAATGTGGACTATTCAACACGCCTTACTATTTTTAATAATAGCATTACCTGCTAGTTTTTGTCTAATGGCATTATTAGCAAAATTAGAAATAGAAAGAGAAAAAGATAAAAATGATTGAGGTAGAAGTTACATCACCTATTATTGATCTGTTAAATCAATATGGGTTTGCCACAGTAGCAGCGATTGCTATGGGTTGGTTCATATACTTTATATACAATTATGTGACTGGTCAAATTATTGAAAAATTAGACAAGGCACAAATGACTACAATAGCTCTAATTGATAGAATTAGAATGCTTGACAATGATCTTATAAGGTTAAGATCAAAACTTAACACCGTATTGGAGATGAGAGAAAATGAACAAAAAGATAACAAGCGTAGAAAACCAGATTGAATATCTTAAAGGTATACAAACAGCAGGTATTTTACTTGGTGTATTAATTTTAACCTGCATATTTACTGTTGGATTTTTAACCATAATAGACTGGATTGTATAAATAGTTGTATGAAAGCACTAAAAATTTTGGTGCTAGGTCTATTTTATTATGTGCTTTCGACACCTAGTATCGCAAGTGAGTTAGTACATGAATTTAGTAATCCATCATTTTCGGGTAATGGATATTCAACACATGTATTATCACTTGAACAATTAAGATATAGTAGAGAAAATAAAATCAAAGACGATCAAAAGTCTGCTGATGCTGCTGCTGAACGAGACGCTAACAATACTACCATCAACAAGTTTATCAAAAATGTTGAGAGTAGAATTTATGCTAACTTATCTAAACAATTGGTTGACAATATGTTTGGAGAAGAATGTGAAGGCACTTGCCCAACATCTGGTACAGCTGAAGTAGAAGGTTCTACAATCTATTGGGTCAAAGACACGACCACAGAAATAATCACATTAACAATCACACAACCAGACGGCACTACGACTACTATGTCTGTGCCAATAGGCGACTTTAACTTTTAATGAAATCTAATATATTTAAATCTGCCATTGCGATGGCATTAATTATTTTGTTAGGTGGTTGTGCAGCAACAACAAATTTAGAAAATGGTTTCTATCAAGGCGAGACACCTTACACTATGGAAACTGACACTATAAAAAGATTACAAAAGATTCCAGAATTAGGACAACCACAAATTACAATTGCAGTTTATAACTTTCCTGATAGAACAGGACAAAGAAAACCTAATACAAAATTTAGTCAATTATCTACTGCTGTGACACAAGGACCTGAAGCATGGGTTATCAATGGTCTCAAAGCAGTTGGTGGACATAATCCTTGGTTCATAGTTTTAGAAAGACAAGGTTTAGATTCATTAGTAAAAGAAAGACAATTAATCAGATCAACAAGAGAATTATATGATGGAGAAAATGATATAAAGAATCAATTAAAACCTCTAAAGTTTGCAGGACTTATAGTAGAGGGTGGTATTGTAGGATATGATACAAACATTACATCTGGTGGCGCAGGTGCAAGATATTTTGGTATTGGAATGAGTGAACAATATCGTACAGACCAAGTAACAGTTTCGATAAGACTTGTTGCAGTACAAACAGGTGAGATATTACTTACTGTATCAGCAACAAAGACTATCGCAAGTTATTCAAGTGGCGGAGATGTATTCAGATTTTTAGATATGAGTACAAAAGCGCTTGAAGTAGAAACTGGTGTCGCAACTAATGAGCCAGTAAACTACGCAATAAGAACCACAATCGAGCATGCCATTCATAATTTAATTTATGCTGGCATAGACAAAGATTTGTGGAAATTTAAAATAGAGGAGTAACAAAATGTACGCTAAAATAATCGCATTTTTATTATTGTTTGTCTTACCGGTAATGGCAAATGATATCTATGTGACACAATCAGGTGCTACGTTAGACCTCGACATTACCCAAGACGGACAAAACAATACTGTAGGTAATAGCACAACATCATCAAGTGTGATTGGTGCTACCACCACTATCGACATTGATCAGGTTGGTAACAGTAACGTTTTAAAGTTTGATGTAAATGGTGCAACTTTTACAGGAACATTCAGTACAACAGGTAACTCAAACGATATAGATTTCAATTGTGATAGTGCAGGTAATAATTCATCTTGTGCTACTGCTACTGCCTCAATAGTATGGGCAGGTAATTCAAATGATTTAGATATCGACATAGGTGAAACTGCTGACGCTGCTAATGCGACTGTAAGTATAACAGGTGCCTCAGGAAGTGACAGTAACGTTGTTGCTGCAACTATTGATGGTACTTCAGCCATATTAACTTTAACAGTTAATGGTGATACAAATAATTATTTAATTGATATAAATGGTAATGGTGATGTTAACGGACACACCTTAGTCCACAGTCATACTGGTTCAATCGCTGATGTAGATATCACACAAAGTGGTCTCTATGACAATATAATTAACTTGACAACAAGTGGTGACAACCATGACATTGATATATCGCAAGACGATTAGACTTTTAATAATATTAATATTATTCTGTGCTGGTCCTTTATGGGCCAGCATAGGAAATGTTGACCAAGTAGAAGGCAACGGTGTTATTGATCGTAACAAAACAGACATTACGATTGAACAAGAACTTTCCATAGAACAATACGACACAGTAAAAACAGGCAATGGTAAAGTTGGTATTCTTTTTATAGATGATACCAGAGTAGATGTAACCCAACATAGTAAACTTATTATAGATGAATTTGTATATGACCCTAATACAAAAAAAGGTAAACTAAATCTATCTGCAAAACTTGGCACAATAAAATATGCGTCAGGACAAATTGCTAAAACATCAAGACAAGATATAAAGATTACAACACCCACAGCAACGATAGGTGTTCGTGGTACAGATTTTTCTATGACAATAGATGAACTAGGTGGTTCTACAATTATATTATTACCAAGTTG